GATGTGCATGTTCGCCGGCTTACTGGCGAGCATTGGCACTATTACCGGCCCTTCGGTTTTAAGTCTGTCTCTTTGCTCAAGTGGGAAGAGGTCAAGGATAACCCTCGCGATCCTCGGGAAATACAGCTAGCTCAAAAGTCCCGTGTGACCCTTCCGCCTGCGGTCTTTGATCACTATAAGTCCACGGTTGTCGATACTCATAAACCTAAGATCCCAAAGGTTCTGGTATATATGGTCGCGGCCCTTGTTATCGGCTTTGCTCTGGTTGGTACCGGTGTCTATAAACTTTCTGGCCGGGCTTCCTCTATGCTTGATGGTGTTGCGCCAGGTCAAACTCCTGCACCTGTTCAAGCTCCTGCAACTTCCCCTGCAAACCGTCCTGCAGAAAGCTCCGGCGGGCTTTACTCCAGCTTCAACAAGGATCGGCCCTTGTCTGCTGCTGACTTCGTTGCAGTTCACCCTCTGGCGCCATGGTCTGCGCCCTTATATCGCCAGATCGCTGAACCAACTACATTCCCTCGCTTTTCTGGCTGTGCTGCCTTTAACGGCCAGTGCAAGTGTTTTACTCAACAGGCTACGGTGATCGATGTTGATCAGGCGATGTGTCTTGATGTTGTCGTTAAGAACAAAAGGCCTTTTGACCCGCACCATGCCGACTATGCCGCTGTCAGCGACTACCGTGTCGCTTCCGTACCTGATCGCAAAGATGCTCACCGCGGCTGGTCTGATCTCGAAGAGGCTGGCACTACTGCGACTCAATCAACTTCCTACATTCCACGGAATTAATGCGTTATGCGTTTCCTTTCCTTCTTGTTAACCTTGCCGGGGTCCGGGGGTCACCCCCGGATATCAAGGGGGCCGGGGGTGCCCCCCCGCTCGGTCAAGCCGGGCAGGCTTGGCATTATTGGTTCTAAAGGTTGCTCGTGCTTTTTGATGAGGTCTGCAATTACTTCCATTTGACTTTCAAACTCTTCTTTCGTATAAAGCTTTCAACAGGTTGTGACGGTGCAACGATAACGCCGGCACCTCTAGGACGTATTACAAGGGCTTTGGGATGACGAATCACGCTGCTGGCTGCCTATGTACCTCTTGCCTCTCGGCAAAGCGTAAACGCGCCTCCTTTAGCTTTCAGGCCCCTGTGGCGGGTACCCCGAAAAGCGCAGCTTCGGGGTACCCCACTGCTGCACCGGGGGTATGCCCCCCCCTTGGTAACACGGGGGAAACATTCAACGCCCCAGTTGCTGAAACCGTGGAACTGGTTGTTGATGGTGGAAAAATCAAACAAGTCACCCTTCGTCGTCCCTCGGCTAACGAATGCGCTGTGATTGATACCCTCCGTTTCACTGTTCATCAGAATACATTCCTTAAAACCTCCCTCACGGCTAATGGTCCTCTCTCCGATTCCTTCGCCTGTGCTGATGATTCCCTTGTTCGTGATGCTTTCGATGATTCCTCATTGCGTGATGCATTCCGAAACGCTCAACAAGGATCTACCCTTGTCTCCGATGATGATTTCGTTCGTGAGGCGTCGCGTGTCTTTGCTGAAATATTTGGCTTCGGCGTCTCCCGATACACTGGCAAAGGTCGTGATTTTTACCGTGATGCGTATGTACTCGGTGAAGCGTTCGGTCATGTCTGTATTGGCAATGCTGGCAAGAACAATCAACAGGGAACAATGCTTATTGAGTTGAACGGTCTAGGCTGTATCAATGCTGCATCTGGTTGGGAAATTCGGCTTTGTGAGTTCCTTACCTCTGTTGCTATGCGTCCTGCCATAACCCGTATTGATTTGGCTCATGATGACTTCACTGGTGAACGTGTTTCACCTGATTGGGCGGAGGCTCAATGGCTGGCGGGTGGTTTCACTAAATGTGTTGGAAAGCTTCCTAATATTGAACGTGCTGGCAACTGGCATAACCCTACCGGTGCCGGTCGCACTCTCTATATCGGCTCTCGCAAGCATTCCTCTTTGTTTGTTCGCACATATGAAAAAGGCAAAGAACAAGGCGACCCTTCTTCACCCTGGACTCGTTCTGAGATTGAAATTAAGAATTCTGATCGGGTTATACCCTTCGATATTCTTGTTCGTCCTTCTGATTATTTCATTGCTGCATACCCTGCATTTGAGTTCCTGCAAGACTTCCGCACACCTGAGCGCATCAAGGTAAAACAGAAAAAAGCTCATATTGGTGTCGCTGCTGCAAAGGAAACTATCAAGCATCAGTTCGGAAAATACCTTCGCGTTCTTCGTGATCTCCATGATGGTGATTCTGCTGCTCTGCTTGATGAGCTTGTTTGTGATGACCCTACAGCATGGCCTGAACGTCTCAAGACTCTTGCCATGGGCACCGATACTTTCGATTCAAATTATTTGCATGAATTCCCCATTCTCAAATGGGATATCGAACTAGGCCGCTACGTTCCGCCCGTATCGGATACCCCTGCTCCGGCGGTCTATTCAAAAGGTAAGTAACCATGTCAAAGATGCATGTTCTTGGAATGAAGAAGTTCAAGGGTGAAGTCGACGGCAATCAATACGACTCCACAACAATTTTCGTTCGTATGCGCCAGGACGATTCGAAAGGAACTGCAAAGGGCTATGTCGGCCAAGAGCTTCGTTTCGGTGATTCCTCGAACTATGACCGTCTGTCCTCCCTCAACTTCCCTTTCGAAGCTGAGGTTGAAACTGACACTGTTTCCAATGGCAAGGGCGCAATGAAAACCATCATTGTTGATCTCAAGCCGATTGTTGCCACCAAGTAACTCAAGGGCTCAATCATGAAATACCGTCTCTTTATGGTGGTTCAAGATTCCTCCGGGGCGTTTCTCGCTCAATCGCCATCAGGAGATGTTTGCTTTGTGAATCTGGTTACACAAGCCGGTCGCTTTGATGATCTTGAAGTTGCCACTGAAAGCGCTGAGGTTCATTGCGATGGCTATGTGATTTTCCCTTTCTATCAACGTGTTTCAGAAGAGGTCCATTGATGACTTCTTCATTTTACGAATGCGCTGGAACGGTCGCGGCTTCTGTCGCTGACCCTTCGGCTCTAACGTGTTCTGCCGGCTGGTTAAGTGTGACTGAACCCACTTTCAACTTGATCACTGGCGAACAAGCAAGCGATTTGATTATCGCTGTTGTGCTGCTCTGGGGGCTTGTCAAAACCTTCGGGCTTATTCTTTCAACGTTTGGAGTTACAAAATGACAAAGCATATTGCTGCTCGTCTCGCTCTGCTCTCTGGTGCCGTTGCTTCTGGCTCTGCCATGGCTGCTATTGACGTTTCCAGCGCTACCGGCGCTCTGGTGACTGATGGCACTGCTGCCATTACCACAGTTGGTCTGGCGCTGATCACGCTTGCCGGCGTGGCTGTGGTGTTCAAGTGGGTCAAGGCCAGCTTTTTCTAATCATGAAGAAGCTGCGCTTTCTCATTTGCGCAATTCTCGGGATGGCTTCGGCCATCCTGAGTTTTTCTGCGTCTGCTGCTGAGCCTGAATACTCCGCTATGACTGGCATGCTCTATTATAAAACAAAGAGCGCTTTTTCCTCTTCCAGTCCTCAAGCGGTTTGTACATTTCATTGGCCTGGTTCATTTGCCTTTCAAAATGCTAACGGCTCTTATAGATGTGGTACTACGGCGACTAGTACTCTTGTTAACCCTCTTGGCTCTGAAGCGGCGTGTCCTGACCCGTTTGTTCGCAATTCTTCAGAGCCTGCTAACTCTGCTCAGGCCTGTATTTATACTCCGCCTCCCGGTCCTTGTGAGGAACAAGCTGATCAGGAATATACTTTTCCTTTTTATGCTGGTGACACTTCGTCCTCCACCAGTGCTGATGACACTATTTCTCCGCCTTCCAAGGTTTGCCAGAATAAATGCGTCGCTATCCTGACTAATAGTGGTGATGGCTGCTATTCACGCGCCTATCTTTCGAGTGATGACAAGTTCGGTCAGTCCGCTATTTTTTGCACTGCTACTTATTTGACTATTGATCAAGAGTGCACACCTTCAGACGACCCTGCTAACCCTCCTCCTCCTGATGCGCCTACTGACCCTGAGGACCCTGATACCCCTATCCCTACTAAACCTACCGATCAGGCTCCTAGCGCTTCTCCTGATGCTCCTGAAGGTGACGACGGCCCTCCTCCTGGTGCTCCTTCTTGTCCTCCCGGTACTTATGCGGTGCAAACTTCTGGCGGTGGTTGGATTTGCAACTCTTTTGATAATCCTCACCCTCGCCCTGATGAGGAGGGTTGTCCTCCAGGCACGCAAGCTGGCACTGTCAACGGTGTACTGACCTGCATGGCTGGCGGTCCTTCTTCCCCCGGTCCCAATGCTCCCGGCTCGGGTACTCCCGGCGTCGGTGGATCTGATGATGGTGATTCTGACGGCGATGGCGGTGCTGCCCTACCGGGTTCCGGTGCTGATTCGGGTGGTTCTGTTGGTGGCGGTGGCGGTGGCGGTGCTGGTCAAGGCGTCGGTGAAACTTCTATCGGTGTTGAATGTGAAACAGAGCCTGTTTGTACTGGTGACCCTTTGCTCTGTGCCCTTCAAATTCAGGAGTGGCGTTCTTCCTGTGAAATTCAAAAGGCCATTGCTTCGCCTCTTGATGATCAAGAGCTTGAGAAGTGGAAAAACGTAGGCACATTAAACCAAGATTCACCCGAGATTGGTGCGGCGACTGATCGTGTTGATACAATGCTCACGGGCTTTGCAAGTCGCCTAAGTTTCTCAACCTCTGGCTGTCCTTCTGACTTCACTATTCAGGTCATGGGTCGTTCGATTTCGGTTGCTATTTCTTCTGCGTGTGGCCTTCTGAAAATCATGAAGATGCTGATCTTCATGGGTGCCTACCTTTTCTGTGCTCGTCTCCTCTGGTCGTCGGTGATCTGATATGCCTGTCCCTGTTGCTACTCTGGCTCTTGCGCTTTCTCCTATGTTCGCTGCACTCGCCCGGCTTCTTGTCGGGGCGGGTGTCGCCATCCTCACTTACACTCTTATTGATTCTACGGTTCGCCCTTATTTTGAGGATTTGTTTATTTCCCTGATTTCAACGGCTCAAGATATGGATTCTGTCGCCTCTGCTGGCGCTTCGCTCTACGGTTATTTCGAGTTCACAAAAGTTATTCAGTTGATCGTCTCTTGTTATTGGGCGGCGTTTTCCATTCGGATTGCTCGGCTTTCCTTCTCTGCATTTTCTACGGTGAAGGCATGATCAGACTGATAACGGGCCTTCCGGGTGCTGGTAAAACTTCTAACACTCTGCATGAATTTTTAGCGGTGACTGGTCGCGTTAAATACGCCACGTTCATCAATGGCTTCGATTACGCTTCACACAATGTTATCCCTCTTGATTCTCTCGAAAGCTGGCAGGATCTGCCTGATGGCTCATTGATATTCTGTGATGAGGCTCAACAGTTCCTGCGTCCTCGCGGTCCAAAAGACAAGGTTCCGGATTGGATTGCCGGATTCGAGACTCACCGTCACCGGGGTTTTGATTTCTGGCTGACTACGCAAAATCCTATGCTTATTGATGTGCATGTTCGCCGGCTTACTGGCGAGCATTGGCACTATTACCGGCCCTTCGGTTTTAAGTCTGTCTCTTTGCTCAAGTGGGAAGAGGTCAAGGATAACCCTCGCGATCCTCGGGAAA